GTTACTAATTTTAGTGACAAAATTTTGGGGGCTTGTAAGAAATCATTTTTGAATGATATACTCGGGTCTCTTACCAAAGATCAATTGAATACTTTGCATGTCTATGACAATTTCACCGCCATCAATGGCGCTGCGGGCATAGCATATGTGGACAAGATCAACCGAAACACCAGTGCAGGTAATCCATGGAAAAAATCAAAAAAATATTTTATGGAAGCAATTCCACCAGAACACAATATGGATCATCCCGTCACTGTTGACAAAGAAATTATGGATCGTGTTGATGATATTATCACAACTTACGAAGATGGAAAAAGATCTTATCCAAATTTCTGTGCTCATCTGAAAGATGAGCCCGTATCGTTCAAAAAGATCAAGATGGGCAAAACTAGAGTTTTTACAGGAGCCCCCTTCGATTGGACGATTGTCGTGCGCAAATATCTGTTATCCTCAATCCGAATTATTCAGAATAACCGTTTCATTTTTGAAGCGGCACCAGGAACAGTTGCGCAATCGACAGAGTGGTCAGAACTTTATGACTATATCACCACTCATGGCAAATCAAGAATAGTCGCTGGAGATTACAAGGCCTTTGATAAAAGAATGAGTCCATCATTCATCTTAGCTGCCTTTGATATTCTTCATGATCTCTGCAAGGAGTCTGGGAACTATACTGACAATGATCTTCGAGTCATCCGCTGTATAGCGGAAGATACTGCTTTTCCATTTGTTGATTTCAATGGAGATCTAGTTCAGTTTTACGGTTCCAATCCTTCGGGACATCCTCTCACCGTCATCATCAATAGTTTGGTTAACAGTTTATACATGAGATATGTTTACTATGTACTGAACCCTGATAATGAAGTTGAAACTTTCAAGCAAAATGTGTCACTCATGACATATGGAGATGATAACATCATGTCGGTCTCTTGCGAGATCGATTGGTATAATCATACAGCTATTGCTAAGGCATTTTCAGAAATGGAGATTACCTACACGATGGCTGATAAAGAAGCTGAAAGTATTCCTTTTATCAATATTGAGGACGCATCATTTTTGAAGCGTTCCTGGAGATACGATGAAGAGGTGGGCTCTCATCTTGCGCCCTTGGAACATGATTCCATAGAAAAGATGCTCATGACCTGGGTTAGGTCAAAACAAATCTCTGTTGAGGAGCAAGCTCTCGCTGTTGTATCTACAGCGGCTCGAGAGTACTTCTTTTACGGACGTTCGATTTTTGAGGAAAAAGTTCTTATGCTCAAACATTTGATGCGTCAACTGGATATAGAGGATTGGATTCTTCCAACCACTTTTCCTACATTTGATGCTCTTAAAGAAGAGTTCTGGACCAATTCCGAAAGGATCAAGAACATTGGGTGATTTCACCCATTGTTATGGGCGGGTGCTACCGTCCAACAGATAAACCAAAATAGCACGTTTTGTATAGTTACTGCATTTTTACGTGATTTATGTTTTTCCATTTAAAAATGAGAATGGATATAAAATGAAAAACTCGCCAGGGCGATCCCCGAAGTCCCTATTTAGGGAAGAGTTTGGCTGGGCTCAAAATCAAAAAACACCTCATGGAAGTATAGGCTTATCTCTTTGTTGTATTTTTAGTCTGGTAAATGTTTCACTAGAACTTCCACCTCCATTACGGAGGACATGCTTGTGGCGCAGGGCTGTTGCGCTATGTGTCGCGGTGATATTGATGCTCGTCCCCATCGGGATGATTATATTGTCAGTGCGACTGAAATCAAAACAAGAACGAGAATACCAAATATTGATGTGCCGGTTTTGCGACGAACAACTACAAAGAATCATGAACGTCACTATTCCGCTTCACCAAGATTGTCTATCTCGCCAGAAGGACTGCAATTCCATATGACAGTTCAATCCAATGTCCAAAATCTTGTAGATTCCAACATTTCAGAGGCAAATCCAGAAGATCAAGAGCAAAATGTTGGTTTCTCTGATGAAAATCCGGGTACCAAATTGGACATTCCAGCCATTCCAGATTATGTCAATTTTGACACGTCACAGAATGTTGAACTTGGAAACTTTCTTCAAAGACCAGTGCTAATCAGCACTCTTACATGGACACAGGGCAGTTCACTGTCTACAATTGTGTCACCTTGGTCGGATTATTTTGATAATCCAGTTGTACAAAGGAAGCTTGACAATTATTACATGTTGAGATGTAATCTCCATGTTAAATTTGTTATCAATGCTTCACCATTTTACTATGGTGCAGTATGTTGTGC